TCACACCGAGCATCGCTAGACGCCCGTTCAATCGCTCTGCATGTTTACCTTGATCTACTTGCATAACTTCCATACGTGGTTCTTGTGGCCAGATTTGTGTGTCGTTCATCAGAAGCTGTACTTAACTCCGACCTTTGAACCGTAGTTATTAACGTCGTCAAAGCTTGCAGATAGCTCACCATATACAGAAACACGATCTGTTGCTTGGAGTGAACCGCCCAGCTTACCTGTCAATTTGGTCTCTTCTTCACCACCATCAGGTGCGAAGATCGTAGGACCAGCCTGAATATAGTAAGAGCCAACTTCGTTACCCGATTCATACCCTAGATGAAAATCTGTGGCATGACCGTTGAAATCAGAACCAGAAAATCCTGCGTTATTTTCTACGTTGACGAAGGGTCCAGCTACGGCAGGAGTTGCAAATGCAGCGGCTGAGATAAGTGCGATAAATTTTTTCATAATAATTTTAAGGGGTGAATAGTTTTTTTTTAATAACCTTTTTTCGTTGTGCCCTTAGGCTTCTTCTTTGTATCTTTTGGATGTGGCTTGCCTTTATGCATTTTAAAAGTTGATGTTAGAACGTTCTAGTTTGTTTACAATTTCATCTCTGTATGCAGGGTCACGGTCATATCGTGGGTCTGCCATAGCTGCTACTACTTCTGCTTGACTTTTAAATTTCTCGCCGTCAGTACGTGGTGCTTTACCAGTAACCATCTTTCCTTCAACACCGTTCTCTGCTTCATACATTGATTTAAGTCCTGCTACAGCCATTTCAATAGCTTTTGCATTACCTGTTTCAATCAAAGCATCAAAACTTTCAATTGATTCATTGTCTAGATTTTCACCAGCCCAAGAAACAATTCTTTCGTAGCTCTCTTCGCCACCAACAGTACCCTTGATAGAGTTCACCTGTTTCTCAGATAGTGTTGCTGGTTCAGATGATTGTGAGTTAGCTTGTGATTCAATGTAAGCCTGAACGAGTTCTTCGCTTGACATTTCTGTCAGCTTACTCATGGTTTCTTCTGATAACTCACCTTTCTCTGAGTATTCTGAAGAAGCATCATTTAAGAATGAAACAGTAGAAGGCTCTTCGTTTTGTGACTCTTCTACTCGTACATTCTCTTCTTCATCGGTCTTGCCACCTAGCTTCTTTTGAAGCTCCATGTATGCACTTTCTAATTCTTGTGCATTCTTATATTTACCAGCCAGCAGTTGTTCCTGCTGTGATTGCATCTCTTCACCGATAGCAAGTGACTCCTGTTCATCTGCATTTAGTTCAGGAGCATCTGCTGGTGTGGAATCATATGTGAGAGTTTCAGCCATTGATCATTTCTTGTTGTTGTTCTTGTGGTTGTTGTTTTGAAGGGTCCATTAATGGTGAGCTTGCTAGCTGCCCAGCTTGAGAAACTAGTGACTGTTGCTGTGCCATCTGCTGTTGCATCTCTGCTTCCTGCTGTAACTTCTGTTCGCTCTTCACCAAGTTTAGGTAATCAATACCTTGTGCAGCTGCAAGTCGTTTAATTGCTTCAGTAGGATCTATGTATTTCATCAATGCCTCTGGACCCAATGTCTGTGCAATCGTTGTGATAAATGTAGTTAGGCTTTCTCGGTCTTGACCACGGCCCAGGGCATTTACACCAGCAACGATAGTGGGGCTAACATAATCTTTAGGGATCTTCGGAAGTTGCCCGTTACGTTGTAGTACTAGCATCGTCCTGTTTAGATATGGCACAAGGAACTCAACGGTTAGTAGGCTGAATAGACCACCAAGTTGTTGTTCTAGTTCTAATTGTGTCAGACGTACTTCTTCAGCAGTTGTTCTTTCTGATTGACGGATGTTCAGCTTTAAGAATGCCTCTCCAATTCTTCGCTCTAGTTGTTGGGCAAGTTGTGCAGCTGTAGCAAAGTCAGCAGTCTTACCGCCAGTAGTAATAACACTGACATCATCTGCCCTACCTTGTACGATAGCGCCGTTACCAGCTTGAGCTAATGTTTGGGGTTTGGTTGTAGACGAAGGACTTACTAGAAATACAACCTTAGCGGCTGCAGCAGAGCCTTCTACAAGAGCCTGTGATAGTGCTTCCAATGAACGGAAGTCTCCTAGGAACTCCTCAACTCTTCCACGTCCGTAGTCTTCTCCATCAACAGTATTAAAGCGTAGTACTAACCAAGGGCTTGCATCTTTAGGTGCTGATCCTTTAGTACCTGACATTTCTTTTCCGAAGCTTTCTTGATGCCAGCGCCAACGGCCATTGTCATAAGTGATGTGGGTGAATACATCTACATCTTCTGAATCTGAATTTCCTTCGTCTTGTACTTTGTTAGGTTGCTTAATCCCTACCTCTTCTTCTAAGAGAGTCTTATGAATGCGTTCTTTCGTTACGATCTCAATGACATTACCATTCCCGTCCCGATTAACTACGTAGCGGTTCAAAGGGTAGTGCTTTAAGCCATCTTTACCCATATAGATTAAAGAGTTGCCGCCTACAATCAGGTGTTTTAATGCTTGATGAACAACTACACGATCATTAGTTGCTGCAATAGCTTCCATGATAGTGCGTTCCATTTTAGAGAAAGATAAATCAAGTTCACTTCTAATCTCTGAAGTTATGTCTTCACCAAGCTTGTCTTCCTTTACTTGCAGTTTGAAGAATGTAGTCTGTGGTGGTAGGAGTGCAAGCATTAGTTTAGCTGCTAATGTAACTACTGAAGCTGCTCCAACTGATTGCCAAGGTGTAACAAGACGTTTGTGGTTTACACCAATTTCATTGTCTTGTTTGATTAGATACGGTAATGTTAGTGCTGAACAGTCAATTGCTGTATCTAAAAATTGACTTCTGTCTGATTCTAGCTTGCTGTATCTTTCTCTAGCTGTTGTCATGCGAGATTGATGCCCCCAGCTTTATTACCTTTGTCACTAATTGGGACTAGCAATGAAGCACCGTCATTCTTTATACCTTTCTTTGCTTTATCCTTTTTACTCTTAGCTCCATAAGACACTTCTTTTTTTGTGTCTTGCTCCACTGGTTTAGCTGCTACGTTTGAAGTTTGAGCAATCTTCAGTGGTTGCACTGGTAGTGGTGGAACTATTTGGTTAACTTCTGGAGTTTTTGGGGCTGGACCACACATTAGGTTTCTATCCGTTGTTTAAGCCACTCCACGACTGAGCGCTGGCCAGATCTATACATGATCTGACTTTGGGTCCAGTCTGGTGTGGGAGTTGTTGGTGGAAAAATATTATCCATCTCTTCAAGGATGGAACTTAGCTCTGGACCAAAGATTGGTTCAAGCGTATTGAGGTAGGTTTCTTGCATCATGTTCAAAGAAGGCAGGCATTCTTGCTGACCTGGTGAAAGAAAGCTCAGGAGCTTTTCCTTCATACATCAAGCGATCACTAGAATCCAGCCAAAATTTTCTGTCTAAATATTTATCGGCATTGCTACCTAGCGGTTGCATTACCCAATTGATAGTTGCCTTGCGGAGTTTATCAAGACTAGGGCTGACAGTAAGCCCCAGCTCCCGACAAACAAGACTATTGGCAGCAACGTGAATCTGTTCATCTCTGCTAATATCAGCGCTTACAGTCCTCATTCCAGCGTCACCATTAGCGCGGAAGAATGGTAGAAGTACGAAGAAAATTGCACGCTCGGCAACCATCGCTTTGAGGATCGTGTGATCCGGATGCGAAGTCCAAGCTTCCCTGAGCCGGAGTGCTTCCGATTCAGCTTTTTCATCAACCCCGTAAGAGTTGGCGATATATCCGAGGGCTAGGTCATGATTAATTTCATCCTTGACATTGGATTCCAATAGCTCCCGCGATAGTGCTGGTACGTCGGAATCCAATGCATCACGGATAAAATCTCCCACAGGTAGTTCCATGTGTCGCAACGCAAGTGCACGGTGTACCGCTTCTTCCGCCCCTTCCTTGCATAATCCGGCAGTCGTCTGGACTGGTGTCCACTTTCTTTTTCTGTTCTGTAGCTTCTCGTAAGGGTTCATTCTTGACAGTCACATGTGATTTCTTCATTTAAAATGTCCTCCAAATAATTCTCTACATCTTCTGCATCTAGTGCAGCATATGCATCGGTCTTATCTTGTGTATTACTCATTACTTGAAGTGAGTAATAGAGGCTTGTTTGCGGAGACCTAAGCCACTCTTCCACGAACGCATTGTCGTAGGTCACTACATCACTCCAAGAGTTGAAGCTATAACCATGAAGAAGTCCTGTGCGATCAAGCATCGTCATGATGCCATCTGCCACTCTTTTATAATTATCCCAGCCTACTTCTGACGCTATCTCTACGTCACCGTAGTTGTAAGTTTGTACTCCGAAAGTACCTGAGTCGCGATCGACTGTCTGCGAGATAGGTGGAGCGATTTCTGGTGTGCAAGTATAGCCATCCAAATCCAAGCTTCGATAACTGCAACTGGCGGTCGGTGCAATAGCAAAGGCTCGAACCATATTATGTTCGCGAGCAATCGTGGCTGCTTGGTTAATTCCTGAAGCAAGTTGAATGACAAGTTCATAAGCAGCTGAGTGAAT